ACCGCCCAACGTTCTAGGTAAACCTAACCAACGTGTTGACAGTTTGCGTTGTTTAGACCAGGACAACGCCAAGACGTGTCGCAACGCATCCTGACTTGTCCCCAGCCGCCTCTCTAACGTATCGCACGTCAAGAAAAGCGCCTGGGTGACCGAGTCTGGCCCCCAAGGGTCGGCACTCCACGGTTTTCGTTGAGACAAACCAGGGATAGCACGATTCGGCCAGCCATACAACCGATCGGGTGTGTACCAAGTACGCAAAAATTCTGTCTCTTGGTACAACACATCGAACTTCCCGTCTGAGCCTACAGCATTCACTCCCTGGTACGCCAGCCGCATTAACAAGGCTTGCCAATATGAATCACATACAATCGAAGAATCATCCCCTCGCAGATAACTTTCTACACCAGAAGCAACCCCACCACTTGCTAACAACTCTTTGGCGATATCAGTCATCGCCATATTCCACAAATTACCAATCAGAGTCGTTAACCTCAATCCACTCATCAATCCACCCTTAACAATAAACTCGGAATAAACCTCGTCAGTATAATCTGTTAATACGGAGTGGTCGAAACTGTCCACAACGGTGTCAACCAGAGAACGCCAGCCCTCAATGTCAGGCATCAATACGTTACTCAAGCCACGCAATAGGTACGAACGAGTCATAATTTTGATCTCAACAGTCGTAGGTTGATGATCAAAGGCAGCATAATCGAATGGGAGAGAAAACCGACCCCTAAGGTCATCCATGGTTTTCCGCATCCGCCTCGTCTGTTTAACTATATTTTCCTCGAGAGTATTCCCAGCCCACTGCGTGTAGACATACCCACAAAGGTAGTTCAAATAGGACATCACAAAATATGTCCAAATATCTCCTGCCACGACAACTCTAAGTTTGCCGAACTCGTTCTTAACTATCGAAACATTTTCTTGTTTACCGAAATGTTTTCTACACAGTTGTTCCAATTCCGCCGCCGAATACAAATCCAACACGAAATTCTTCCGCGCTTTAAAATGTCCCTGCTCCTCCTCAAACGACCATTCCACTTTGCCTATGGAACTACTCCCAGTAGTTACCCAGCGTTCCGACTTTATCCAATCACCCAGCGACATATAAACAACCGGGTTTGGGGCGCCTTGCGC